TTGATAGAATTTCTTGGTAGACATTCTTACCAAATCCCCAGAACTTAATTCCTTCACTTTCTTCACCACGAACCAAGATTGGAGCGTATGTACGCATCTTTGGTTCCATCTTACGTCCCAACTGCCAATCTTCCTTGTTTCCGGTCTTCTTCATACGATTTGACCATTCAACAATAGGATCTGGACGGTTGAAACTATCAGGAGATAGATAAGTCTTGTTGTTGATATTATAGTGGAACTTCAACTCAATAAATGGATTATCAGGTTGATACTTGTAGGGAACAATACGTACAACTTGTTTGCCTGGCTTTGGTTTCCAGATTAGTTGAGTTTTGTTGTTTGTGTTTGAAAGTGAGTTCAAACGACTCTTTAGCTTACTTAGGTCTAATGCCATAATTAGTAATTATTTAATAGTTAATTTTTAAGTGTTAATTAATAAGTTTTGTAACTCATTGAGTGACTCACACGAATCACTTGTTCATAACACTACATAACTATGGCACAGGACTCAGAAAAGTTCAATTAATTATATTGAAAATTTTGACAGGAATAATTCTGACGGACACATCACCGGTTAAAATAATTGAATTTTGGTACAATTCCCAGTTCAATTGAAAGGTTTTATCAAAAACACCACTGTTTTCTTCAGTGATCAACTTATTCATTGCGTTCAATGTATAAATTGTATTGGTTTGTTTTTTTCTATGTACGCTTATTGTATTTGGCAATTTGTTGAATTTATCATCTGTAAGTTCAACATTATAAGTCAGATACAATTCTTTTAAATTTTTTGTATTACTGAATATAAATATTTTTTCATTTAGAATAGTGTAGTTTTGTTTTATCAAATCTACGCAACTCAAATATTCACTGGACGTAGTGAATGTGCAAAGTAATTGTTTTTTCATTTAATTATTAGTTGTTTACCATCTACATACCACAATTTGCCCACTACGTTACCGTTAGAGTCATACCATGTATTTTTCTTTTGATAAAAACCAAATGAATTGGCTTCTTCAAGGGTATACTCTGTTCTTAAAATTTTCTCTACTTCTGCAGAATCTGCTTGTTTTTCTTGTGGTGTTCTAGTGTCTTGTTCTTCACCATCTTTTGGTTTTTGATCACTTTGAGCAGCTGGTGGTTCTGGAGCTTTTGGTTGATCTGGTGTTGGTTTTTGTTGTGGTTCTGCTTTTGGTTTTTCTTGAGCATCTGGTTGATCCGCAAAAACATTTGGATCACCTTTCATTGGGTTTTTCTCAAAGTGAGTTCCCTTTGCAATTGCTTTTTGTTTATATTCTGGGGTTGGAAAGGTTACAAGAATACCATTTTTATTGTATGCTTGACGTTCAGGAAATTTTCCTTCTACAACATTGTTTAGATAATCAGTGACGGTTTCTACTGACATACCTACTTCCAATAGATTACCTCTCAAGATTTCAATGTGTTCTTGTTTGGTGATATCAAATACACCATCTTCAATAGATATGTCTCTGCTTGATTTGTCTAATGCTTCAAAAATTAATTTCTTAATGTTCATATTAAAATACTTTATCTTGTGGTATTGCGGTTTTGTTTACTTCAGCTTTGAATGTAAAACTACTTTGACTGTCATTTCTTAGTTCTACTAATGAATAATAAGGAACTACTTCATCATCAATTATCTGTAATTCAAATATAAGATATAAATAAATAATAAAATAATTTCCATCCTTACTCTTTTTTATTTCAATTTTACCAACTTTAAAATCACCACCTTTTTGTTCTGCTATACTTGAAATTGAATATTCTTTCTTCTTACCCAATCTTTGAATCTTTTTTCCGTCATATTTAATCAACGGAAGACCATCATTCTTACCAAATATAGCTTCAGCAGATATTTGTGAGGAAATGTTTATAAATTCATCTTTGATCTTCTTTTGATCACTTAAACTGCTTCCTTGACTCATTACTTTATCCAATATCTTTTCAAAAAATTCAAATGCGAGAATATTAGAATTGAAATAAATGACGGGTTTGAATGCATCTCTGTCAATCAAAGTTATTGGTTCACAGGTAACTTTTTTTGTAACGCATTTACTATTTTTTAATGGTACAAAGTATGTATTCCAAATATTATTGATATTATTCTTAATACCTGTTATAGTAGATTCATCAATATCTTGTACATCAGTTACAAATATTTTATTGTTATCTAGTTGTTTTGATTTTTGAATTATTCTACCAATTAAGCTTTCATAATTGATTTTTCTAACTTCTCTAACCAAAACTGCGGTATTTGTATAAAAACTATGAGTTACTTTGATTGGTTCATCTTTTCCTTCATTTGTTGTTTCTATTTCTTTTCTTAAATTTTCTTCTGCATTTACCAATGGAAAATACTTTGTTTTAATAGCTTGCATTTCATCTTTAAATCCTAATACAATAGAACCAAATACTTTGGTGGTAACTTTTTTCAAATTACCAGCAAATTCACTCATTGTATCAGCTAATGATTTTGGTATATTACCAACTGCGGTAACTAGTTTTGTTAAACTAGATTTCAACGCATTCATAAACTCCACTTCAGTCAACAATTGTTTGTCAACATAAATGTCTTGAAAAATCTCAGCAATATAAGATTCATTGATTTGAAGGAAATCATCAGGAGTTAATGCCTGTGGATGTCTTATACTTGGTGATGCGGATGAAGTATCCCCCAACATTGGTCTTAACAATGTTAATATTCTACCAGCTCTACCTTTACCAGCCTTTAAAGAAACTATTGCAAACCTCTTACTGGTTTCTTTGTTTTTATTATCCAAAATAACACACAAACTTTGTTCTTTGCCTGTACTACCTACTTTATTACTTTTTAACGCAGAATAAACTTCATCTGGTGTACATCCATACAATAATACAGCATCACCAGTATTTTCTTTGGATTTATCTTTGCTCTTATATTGACTTAAATTAAATGCATCATAAAACTTAGTTATGTCTTTGTTGATAAATCCACTTGGTTTTGTACCAGTAACTTCTTCTAATGATGTTCCTGAATTTCTACCTGAAATAGAATCATAGTAGTTTTTGTATGCCAAATAACCTTTATACAATTCATTCTTCTCAAGACTCAGTTTCATTAATGGATCTTTTGAAATCTCATTTACTTTGAGTCCAATCTTTTGATCCAATTGAATCCACGTTTGAACTTTTCTTAATGCATCAATATGATAATTACCACTGTCACCAAAAATGACATACAACGGCCATGTTTCTTTAATCTTAGTATCTAGTGGTGTGTCAATCTTTTCAAAATTTGCAACCACTTCATCAAGCAAGTCTAATAAATCCTTTGGTAAAGGTAATAAAGCTGCTTTTGGTGTCTTTGGTTTTGCTTCTTCAATACTATCCATATAGGATAAATATTTAGAAAAACAAAAGAACTCCAATCTTTTTAGATATCTACCACTGTCATCTCATTATAATTGCGTCCAATATAACATTTTACAGGAAATTGATTGTTTGACATCAATCTTTTCAATTCCACCAAAGTTTCTTTTTTGTCACCTTTATGACAATCAAACAACACACTGTCATAAGTATACAGTATAGCCTTGGTTTGTTTTTTGTTACACTCAAGATATTCATTGACCCTTACCAATGACTGCATTCCAAACTCCGTTTCACTGGCTTGTAAGATATAATTGAACAATTTATTTGGATTTGGTTCATTTATATGGTTTGTAGTAATCCTTCTTTTATAGATTGGTGTTTCTACATAACCATTTTCATTGAAGAACTTCCATCTATGAGCAATATAATCACTCATTTTCTTGTAATAAGGAACCTCCAACAATTCAGATGGAATATTACCATACATACACTGAAATGTAAGATTCTTTGACGCTTTGATTTCATCTTCTGTTAGACTGTCCTTACCATAATACAATCTTCCAAGATACTCATAAGCATTTGGAGGAAGGTTATAATTGATCAACTTTGCAACTATGTGGGGGTGGTAGGCACTATAATCAATCATGAACAACATACCATCATCACCATATCTACTGATAAATGATGATCTACACCCGTTTTCTTTGTTTAGAGCACTATAGTTTACGTTACCAAACCTATTACTAGGTCTTCCTGTTGCGGTATATAGGTTATATTGTGTATAAACATAACCATCCTTATCTTTGACCGTTTTGTTCTCAAAATGCCTATTAAACAATTCTACGTCAACTTTTAATCCATTGTGTTCAAGAATTCTAAGATTTTCAGTAATAGTTCCGTTAATACTATAAAAACTATCATCCAACTTCAACATTTGGACTCTTTTAAGCATTTCACTGTACATCTTCTCAAACTTCTCTAAATGTTTCACAATAGGAATACATTTATTCAAATCACTATAACACATAAACTTGTGTTTATAAAATGAATGAGCAGTTGTATCAAAACCAGTATAATCATCTATCTTACCGTCAGTAATAAAAAACAAGATGTTAATATCATACAAATTCTGTACTGGCATCAGATGCATGAACTTCTTTTTATCATAAATCCACTTTTTTCCTTTGAGTTTATTGAAGTCTTCAATCAATGTGGTTTTATCCACACAAAATCTTGAGTCTGGATGATCTACAGAAATTATATAAGTTTGTTTACTTTTGATTGTATAAATCATCAATAAACACGGTTCATCTGCACATGGATGAAAGCATTCATCATTTTGAATGCAATCCATGATTAAATCACTGTTCCAATTATCTTGTAAAAAGTTTTTGTAACTCTCAGTGTCTTTGATGACCATACTGCAAGTATATCCACAATGTATATGGTGTCAATTTTATACTTTTTATCTATAAAATTCAAGAGGATCTTTTAAAACTCCTGATATTCCTGGCATTAATTTTTCTGCATTTCTAATAGAAGACAAATTATCTTCTCTAACACCACTATATGTTTTAACCTTGTTTTGATAAACATCTGTTTTTGATCCTGTTATTCTCCAAATCAAATTAATTTTAGAATACAATCCATTTATAATATTATTATAAGAATCACCGGACACTTCATATATTGTTCCGTCATTGATTTTTTTTGCAAAATATCTGGTTATATAACCTCTATTATAATCATCTGTAGTAGGAGCTGGTTTTGTATATACAGGATAATCTCCTTGTATTATATCAAAATATAGTCCTCTAGTATCATCAGTATATGTTTTCATTATTTACCTATTAAATTGTAAGCAGGTCTTAATTGTGCTTTTAATCTTGTTTCCCATGTATTTTCATTGATAACATGAGTCACATTTGTTACTTGAAATACTACTACATCATCATTAAACGGAGGAGGTAAATTTGTAATTCTGAAAAATTCAAATGTCTTGATTCCTGAAATGCCCATCAAACTTATTTCAATTTCTACATTTCTTAACGGTGAATTATAAATGTTTGTATTTGTTTTTAAATCACCATCATTTAACATATTGACCACAAGTTCTTCATGTGGCATTACAATATCTACTATATCATACTTGTCATAGTTAACAGTTGTTGCTCCGCCAGTTCTTTGTGAAACAGGAGCAGTTTTAGTTTCATACAACGTAACTTGTAAAAATCCATCACCGTATTTGTTTCCGTCTTTTAATATTTGTTTGAAATAATAATCAGTTGTGTCTGAATTCTTTTGGTTACTAGGCGTTTGATCAGTTGTTGATTTTGTTTTTAGAATTCTATCAGTATATACAACCTTTGGTTTTGTACTATTTACATTATTTAACAAATTACTATAATCAAGCAATTGATTTGATGTAGTATAATCATATGAACCAGCTTTAAAAATAATTTGATTTGCTTGAGCATTTGATAAATTAGTTGTAAAGTTCAATTTTTTAATAATTGAATTATTTGTCATATACTCAAATTTATAAATTTCATGTGTATAATTTTTATCAGGCGGTCCTTTTGTGTCTACAATTTTTAATGTAGACTTTCCATTTACATCAGGAGCATCAACAACGGTCAATTCCCAAAAATTACAACTAGCTTCATTGATTTGTCTACAAATAACATCATACACTTCTTTTAGATTTTTGTTGTCTGGGTCCAAAAGAACACTTTGTAAAAAGTTCAAATTTATATAGATATTTTTTAAATATCCACGTTGTAAATTATCTTTATTTGGTCTAACACCACCAAATGTTTGATCTATCGCTGGTATAGCAGTATGTTGTCTACTATTTTGATTATTTGGTCTTTGTTTTGGACGAGGTTGATCATATAAATATCTTTTATCTTGAAAAGATTTTTTATCAAGCGGAATTTCTTTATTTGGTCTACCCCACACATTTAAGATATAATCTAGATTTTGTCTTTGCAATTTACCAAGAAATCCAGCAGTTTTTGCTAATGCACAATCCGCACCAACGTTATTATTCTTTTTGAAAGAAAAGCTACCAGTTGGTGAATATATATCATAACTTTGATCCAATACAGGATTACCATTTGGGGTTCCATTATTATTTACATCTAATACATCACCGCCTAGTTCATTATAAATCTGTGAAGTAAATGGTAATGCTGCACCGGCAGTTCCTATTATAGTAGAAACGGTTCCTATCGCAGCGGAAGCTTGAATTTTTGGTTTTACATTTCCAAGTGCAACTTTTAAAAGTTTACCTGACAATCTTGAGTTTAATTTGGGAGCATTAGCATTTGGAATCAATACAGTCTTTTTTGTTGATATTAAATTATCATGTGCGCCAATTGTAATGTCATCAATATTTAAATCAAAAAAGTATTGTGCATAATCTTTAACATCACCAATATTTTTTATTCCATTTAAAACGTCAACCAATAAATCCATGGTTATCCATGTAAAATCTGGCCCTTTTTTATTATTAGCATCAAAATCTCTTTCTGCTGTATAATTAATTACTTGTTTATTTCTGCCGCTAAAAATATGATCAGGTAAATTTTCAAATTTAGATCCATATTTTTTCTCATAACCATCATTTGATCTTAATATTTTTGCAAAATCTTCATTTAATCCAGATTGACTATTACCTTGGTTGTCAGTAGCAGTCACGCTATTAACAAATGTCTCCACCAAAATTTTATATTTTGTTCTAAATTCACTTTCTTTATCATTTAAATTTCCGTCTTTGTTAATTATTTTTCCGTTAACAATATTTTCTTGTGAATCTTTTCTAAAACCAGAATAAAGAAGTTGTCTGCTTGCAACTTCAGTCATTCCAGTAATAATATTATCATTAATAGTATATTCAAAATTTACAACTTGACCAATTAAAAACTCATAGTTTCCTTTTGACTTTGGAACATATTCTGAATATCTGTTGTAATGGTTATCCCATATGTCTATAATTTGATTAAAATCTGATAAATTAATCAATGATCTTTGATCAAATGTATTCCATCCAAACTCAACAATTACCGTTTGAAGCGGGGTCAAAAAATATGGAGTAATTGCTTTTAATTGTTCCACTGAATGACATACCCAATTTATTTTTGCTTTTGCAAACCATGATTTTTGTATTTCAGTTTCAATACTAATAATACCAGGATCAGGTATATTTGGTCTTGTAGATGATTCTATATACTTTGGTTGCAATTTACAGTTATATCCATACATTTGTTTAGACACACCATATGGTACCTTTCCATCAATTCCATATCTATTGAAAAATCCATCTCCACTTACAAATGCCAATCCCCATTCATTATCATTGTCACTTATTAAATTTGGATTATCATATTCAACCATTCCATTTGAAAACACTCTGACCCATGCTTTTCTAGGACCAGCATACTGTGGCAAATCACCTTTAAACTGACCTTGTATTCCTGTTGATAAGGAATTTTTTCTATAGTCAAGTTCATCTATAACCCACTTTTCAAATGGGCCTGCTTCCCATGGTCTTTCTTTGGACATATTAAGAATTAATTAGTGTAAAATTTTGTAAAATTGTTTGTATATCAGTTGGTATTCTCAATTGTTTGTTTATATCCAAACTAAGTTTACCTTTACCCAAATTGTTTGCAACCGCAATTATCCACCATAAACTCACATCATTATAATATCTATAAGCTATTTGGTCAAGATAATCATTGTCTGACACTGTAATATAGATATCACTTGGAGACTCTGGTATAGCTGGATATAATAAAGTTTTATATACCCTTTTTCCATCCCATCTTTTATCTATTGTTGTGTAGTCATATCTATTCATATAATTATCCAATTTCCATCATGTCAATTTCTCCTGTACGTCTTGCATTAAACTCTTCTTGTTGTTCAATTTCTTGTGCGCTTGCCAAAACAGATAACTGTCTTTCAAATGGACCTCCTGTTCTGATATCACCAAAGTTATTTCTACCAACTTTTGGTTTTTCTTTTTCAAGAATATTTGCGTCTATGTTTATTTCAACTTCTCTTGGAAACTGTGCTACAGTTACATTATCATTTGTTTTTAATCTTCCTTTCAAGTATTCAAATGTATTAGTAGTATCAGAAATAGTTTCCCAAGTTGCATTGTCTGGAATTGTCATACCAATACTGTTAATAACTATTGGTTGATCTTTATATATATCTCCAATGGTGATCATAACCAAAGGTGGAACAATAAATCCATTTTTATAATTTACTGGTTTTGTCAATCCCATCAAGTAATTGATTCTTTGCCACATTGGGAAAAGTTCTTTCACACTCATTGCAACTACAGAAAAATTGAATCCAAGTCCTCTAGTGAATCCTTTGTAGTTATATACTTTATCTGCATTTCCAATATATTGAAAATCATCCCATGTTGATACAGATCTTTCATTTATAGCTTTTACAGTTGCTCTAAATGGTATATATTTTTGATTGTATATATCATAAAAATAAAACTTAATCAGATCTTTATCAATAAATGCATCTGTACTGGATTGTACATTTAATATGTTAATTAAATCACTTTTATTAACACCTGCAAATCCTTTTCCTTCTGGATCATCTAATAAATCTTTTCCGTTCTTATATTTTTTATATTCACGTATATAGGTGATTTGATCTTGATCTTGTCTGTCTTCAAGTTTTGTTGGAGGATCATATGTATAATTTGATCTTAATATAAGTTCAAGTTTTTGAAGTTGTTCATTAGCTAAAATTGTCTGCGGAGAAGTTGGAACTTGAAATTTTGTTGGATAATTACTGTTCAATAAATAATCAGTAAACAAAAATAAAATATCTGATACTTCAAATCCAGGATTTAAAACGTTAATTCCAGCAAAATATGTTTTATTGACAGCACCTATGAATGAAAAACCTTCACCAATTTTCATTGAATTTATATCAATTGAAAAACTTTCAGCACTATATTTTGAAATTGCACTATTGTATTGACCTACATATCTTGAATATTTATCAAATGTAGGAGTTCCTTCTAAATCTCTGTTATCAGGCCCAAATCTTTGAACTGCACCTAAAGTATCATACGTATTAACACCATTCTTATCATATGAAACAATTCTTTTATTGTTAACCATCAAATTATATGTTTGATCATCACCCTTATATATTGTTCCATCTGGTTGTCCAATTGCAGAAAATGTACCAAACAATGTACTACTCTTGAAATAGTTTGCAATGTTTTTAATAAAGCCAGGTTTACTTGGACTACTTAAATATTTGTAATTTTGTCCACTATAAGCTGCTTGTGCAGTTGCACCTCTTGTTAATCCCTTACCATCACCAGGATTTATAATTGACAGTGGAGTACCACCTTGACCAGGAGCAGTACCTCTTGGAGGAGGATTTGGTGGATTGAATCCAAATGCACTTGCAACTCCTTTTACACCCAAAGCACCAAGAACACCACCCAAATTTGGTTCAATGTGTCTTAATGGTCTATCCAAAATACCAAATGATGCTACTCTTAAAGTTGCTTGAATTGGCATCAATGGATTATATAACTTAGTTTCATTAAAAGGTTGATATCCTTGTAGATATATTTGTTTTAATAAAAATTTGATACCAGGATTTGATGCGGAATACTTGGTTACTCTAACAACATCTATTACAGCAGAAGGTTGTAGTGGTGACCATTTAAGAGTGGAATTAATACCTTTATTTGCATCATTTATATTGGTTACAATATAAGGTTGATTTGCACCAATTATTCCGCCAGATTCACCTTGTGGATATGGACTATACTTACTATAAAGAACACTACTGTTTGGAGTAAAAAGAACGCTTAATTTATTTGGATCTCTTTCATTTACAGCAGCAGGCAAAACCAAACCAGCACCTTGTATTTGTGCGTTTGTTGTTGTTTCTGGATTATTTAGATTTGTTGAATTTGCCATATAATTATGTTAAGCTTGTTTGCATTGCTACTCCGCCTGAATCCAATCTGAATCCTACATTCTTAGAAATTCCGGTGATCATCTTTTGACCGTCTAAGTCAACGTTTATTGTTATATTACCAATACCTTCTTTAATACCTTGTTTTATAGCTCCTACTATAGATGCTTGATTAATAGCAAGTTCATTAGCAACAGCAGCATTGTTTGTATTAACTGGCATACCAGCTTCATTTGTTTTATTGATCATGTCAGTAAATGAAGGCAACTTTGGTCCGCCAATTAATCCTGAGATAAGGTTAAATCCAGTTCTAAATGGTGCTGTTATAGCATCTAATAAAGATGCACCAATTGATTGAACTCCGTGTAAAATAGCAAGTCCAATTTCAGACGGAGAATTTGCTGATAATCCGCTATCATTTGAAAACCATTTTTTAAATGCATTAAACGGCCACATTAATAAATCAAATATTGGTTGTACAACTGCTTTTAGTCCACCAACTAAACCGCCCCATAGTTTTTCAAAAAAATTGCCTTCAGTATTGGCATATCCATCTATGAATCCTGCAATTGCTTGGAATGCGTTTACAACTAAACCAATTGGTCCTAAAAATTTAGAAAACGTACCTAAAAATCCAGAAAATCTTCCAAAAAATCCAAAACTTCTAGAAATAGAAACTCCCATCGCACTAAATGCGCCTAGTAAACTTTTACCATATTGTAGTGATTTTACAAAAGCATTTATTGGTTTGATTATAAATAACCAAGGAGATAAAAATGCTGTACTTGCTAATGTAATAAGTTTAACAAATGTTAAAATTGGAGGTAAAATTTCATTTAAAACACGTAACAAAGGTTCAACTACATCCATTACTGGCTTTGCTAATTCCATCATCAATTTATTAAATTGATTTTGTAATTGATTAATTCTTTCTTGATTAGCTTGTTGTCTTAATCTAAGTTCTGCTTGTTTACCGATATCTTTTGCTTCTACATCTCTCATCCCCTTCATTTTTTGCATTTCATTCAATTGTTTTTTCTGTTCAGCAGTACCATTCATTCTTATGTAATTAAGCTCTTTATCAGCTTGAATCATTTCTTGCAATTCAGTGACTGTTTTTCCTGATGCTTTTGCAAATGCTTCTGCTTGAAATGGGTCCATTGCATCAAAATTCATGCTCTTTGCAACCTTTAAAATTTCTCTATTAGCACCAAGTATATCTTTTCTATAAGCCAATTCTCTTGCTCTTTGAAATGTGATATTTGTACCCAACAAAACACTAGCTTCAATTTCATCCGTTATACTAGCATTAAAATCCAATAATTTTTTAGCAGTATCTGCCATTTTTTGGAATGTTGTTCCCATTTGTCTAGCCTCAACTGTGCCTTTAATTAGATTTACTACTGAACTTCCAGTATAAATTCTTATATCATCAGATGCGTCTGCAATTTCTTTCATTATTTCAGGCAAAGGAACTCCGGCCGCATTTGCCATAGCTTTTGTAAAACCAATCATTCCTTTTTGAGATGCAGCGGTACCTCTGGATATACTAGAAATTGACTTTAAAAATTTTGCACTTTCTGCTTCACTAATTCCAAGTTGTGCTGATAAAACAGATACATCTTTTACTAAATCTTTATTTACTGCAACCAACGCATTAAATTCTTTGCCAATTGCAGTAGTTGCTGCAACTACGTTATCAAACGTAACACCTAAATCAGCCAAGTCAATTGCAAGTGTCTTAACGTTTTTTTCCAAAACATCAAAATCACCTCTTAAGAATCCAAAACTTTTTCTGAGAGTAAATGCTGCTTTATCAAATTCAAAATACATTTTTACACCTTTAACAATAATATCTTTCCAAGTTGGAACTGTGCCTGATAAAAGTTTACCAAACTCACCCATACTGCTCACAGCATCACCAAGAACATTTTTAAATGCATTAAAAATTCTATTATTTCTTTCTAAAGCAGGAGTAAATCCTCTAATTGTTGTCAATTGATCATTTAGTCTTTGAAGTACTCGACTTTGATTATTTGCCGTAGATGACACATAACGAAGTTCTGCACCACGTAATACATTTTGTATTTGTAATGATTCTATTGTTTTTAAACGTTCCGCAGCATTTAATCTTGCAATTTGAGCATTTGTCTGTAATGCTCTAATCTGCGCGGATGCAAGTCTAATTTGTAATACAATTTCTTCTTTCTTAAATGCAAGTCCAACACTATCCAAATATGAAGATTTGGATTTAATTTCATTAATTCTATTTTGAACTGCTTCTTGTAACTTTTGTGAAGTTAAATATCTTTCTGCCAAATTTGCGTTTGCAGCAGCTGCATTAATTATATTTTTAAAATTATTACCAAGTACGTCAGTTTCTCTGTTGATTTTTGTAAATACGTCTCTAAGTGATTGGCTTAAACTAGTTAAGTCTTTAACACTTTTTTCTAATTCATCAACATCACTTATTGTTACGGTCGGTTTTGCCATATTTTATACTACAATAAATATATAAAATATGAACTTTAAACTATCTTTTAATTGTTTTTGGAGATTCTTTTGAAGTGGATTTGTCCATTGCTTCTGATTCTTTCATCTTTGTATCAGCCAGTAACTTGTAATAAAAGTTCCTCAAAAACACTGGTAAGTTGTAACCAATGTTTTGATCAAATGCTCCTTGGGAATAATAACCTAATTCAAATATCTGTTTATGTACAAACAGTTTATATTCAGCTGTTAGGCCAAAAAAATTGTACCGTCATCGGTACCTCCGATCTATCCTCAGAGTTACAGTTAGGACAAGTAAAATTAAATGTCATGTCCAAATCGGGTGAATTTTGACGGATAAACTTTCTTAACTCAATACTATCTCTTGATAAGAGTTCAGTATCAACAAACTTTCTGATAAGTACTTTATCAGTATTACCGTCAATTGATGTAATTACATGTTTCAATCTAGTAGTAATTTCTGCACTTTGACCACCTTTGTTTAACTTGGATATAGATTTCAACTCATTTTCAATTTGTTGTTCTTCTAATGAAGTGGCCAATTTAACAGTAACTAACTTTTTTGAATATGGAAGAGTAAAACTGACATTATTTTCACCTTTTGTGAATTTATTGGCATCAAATTCTTTGTCTTTCAATTCAGATAGATTGATGTCAATCTTTGATTCTTCTCTACAATTCTTACAAACTACACCTACAGGACCATAACTATCACCATATGCCAATCTTCTTGCAGCAACATACAATGCATTTTTGTCACCAATCAATATATTTTCAATCTTAATTGACTTATCAACAATCAAAGACTCAAGTAGTTTATCTAAAACAACACCTTTTTTGATGAGATTTTCACTGGTAAGAATATCTTCTTCCTTAGCAGTCATCATCTTCAACTCAACTTTGCCTGATGATAACGGATCATTTTCTTTATAAAAGAACCCTTTACTTGGTAATTCAATTACCTCAGTAGGAAATGTCACCTCTTGTTTTTGTGGGGGTGGGGGTGCTTGAAAAGATTGTGGTCTTGTAATTGGTACTGTGAAATTTTCTTCCATAAAATGTATAACTTGTACACATATATATAAAAGAATCTAAATATTTGATTTATTTTATTTAAATTGATACCGCAGACAATTCTTTTTGAGCAGCAGATAAGTATACTTTAGCTTGTTTTACTTCTTCCTCTGCAGTTTTAACTGAATCTTGAGCATCTTTTCTTTGTTTTGCTAAATCAGCTGCATTTGTTTGTTCCTTAACTTCAGCAGGTGGTTTTTCATTCTTTACATCTGTTGGTGTTACTTGAGTCTTGGTTAAATTTGACAATCTAACTTTAGCAGCTTTTAACTTTTCTTCTTTTGCTTTTAATTCAGCTCTTCTTTGATTAACAAAAGCAGATTTTGTTTTTTTTGTAGTATCTTTAATTGCGTCTTCTTTTAGAATAGAAATTATTCTTTTCAACTTAGATTCAATACTTTCATTCACTTTATTATACTTAAACTTCTGTGTCAAATCTTTAAATAAAGCAATATCATACCATCCAAAGATGAATCTGAAGAACTTTTCTTTTTGTTCATCAGTGTATTTATCAGATCCCAACATTTGTCTTACAGCGGTACCACTTAAAATTCTACCATCAACCATGGTTTGACTTTCTGGTATAATCAGTACATATCCACTCTTACTAAGAGGGTCTAATTGGTTTGTGTCTCCCTTGAATGACTTGAAATAACCGCCTTGATCTACTTTTAGTCTTTCTGCATCTTTTTGACCCAATGCAAATATTACGCTAGTCTTATCTGGATCATACTTCTGTGTAATTTCTAATGATTTGTAGGGACTTTTTGTTTGTACAATGTGATCAGGTGCTACACCGTGTCTTACCCAGATTTGTTGTTTTTCACCAAATGTAAGTGGAGAGTCTGGTAGTTCTACTTTACCACTAGTAGAAACGTAGGTGTCATTTCCAGTTATTGACTTTAAAAAATTAAATGCATTTAAATGACCTCTGTGTGGTGGGTGAAATCTACCAGGATATATTCCAATTACGCTTTTCAAGTTCATGTTATATAAATATAGTACTTAATTGTTAATGTACATAAAAAAACTCCTTGTTTTATCAAGGAGTTTAAAAAGGATAAATGTTTTGTTTTTATTAGTATTGTAGAATACAGTAATCTACAGATAGAGTCAAACTAATGGTTGCTGGATCACCACTATCAGTCCAATCCATTTCACCAAAGTCAGCACTGGTGATGAATGCACCTTTTAATGTCCATTCTTCTACTTTATCACCTACTGGACCTAGAACGTTGACGGTTAGATCCTTCTTATAGAAGTCACTATAACCATCACGGCCAGTTACGGATTCATGGCTCAAACGTACCCATTCCATTACTGCTTGAGCACCAGATGGTACAATTGGATCATATAGTTCCATTGTAATGTTATCCCATGTGGTTTTGCCTTTGTAGTAACGTTGGATGTTGATGTGATCCAATGTCTTCTTTTCACTGGTTACTGTTGGTCTCTTGACTTTTCTAATCAAGAAACTTGGAATACCATCACAGTACAATAGAAACCTATTTTTGACTTTTGGTTCAAATTGTGTAAAGAATATTTCATTACTGTTTAGTAGATCTGCCATAAATTTTTAAATCCTTATTTAGTTGTTGTAATAATAAATATAAATTAAAAGTACTTTTTTTTAAATTGTGTTTTAATTTTTAAATAGTTATACTCTATACAAACCAAACTCCAATTATGGCTAGATCTAAAAATTCAAAAAACTGGTTATCTCTAAATTGTAAACATTGTAATAATTTGTTTGAATGTAGAGTAAGCAAACCAAAGATCTTTTGTAGCAAGAAATGTAGTAATAGTGATAATTCAACAAAACAAAAGATAATTGATGGTCAAAAAAAGACTTTTGATGAAAAATATGGTGGTCATCCAATGACTACAGATGTTGTAAAATCTAATTTTAAATCTGCAATTGTTAAAAAATATGGAGTTGATAGTTACAGTAAATTGCCTGAATATAAAGAGAAGGTAAAACAAACTCTTCTACTAAAATATGGATCTGAAAGTTATATAAATGTAGAAAAAATAAAATCTACTATGATGGATAGATATGGAGTGGACAATGCAGCCAAGATAAAATCTGTCTTAGATAAAAGATCAGTTACTAAGAAATCAAACCACTATGAATTTCTAGTAAATTACTGTAATAGTAACAAATTGCAATTTCTATGTGATGAGGTGGATTACAAAGGTTATCACTTTAGTAACATTTATAAATTCAAATGTGACGTATGCAATAAAACATTAGAATCTACGGTTTATAACTTAAACAACTTGTTTTGTGATTATTGTCACCCAGAAAAAATCACTACTGTTGAAAATCATTTTTACAATTTTTTACAAGAAATTTTACCAAAAGATACTGTTATTAAAAGAAATGATAGAACAGTATTAAATGGCAAAGAATTGGATTTTTATATTCCAGAATTAAAAATTGCGTTTGAAATTGATGGATTATACTGGCACAGTGAAAATGGGGGTGGTATCAATAAAAACTATCATTTGAATAAAACAAAATCTTGCAGTTTTTATGGTATATCACTAATTCATATTTTTGAAAATGAGTGGATAAATAAAACAGAAATTGTAAAATCAATTGTCAAAACACTGTTGAAAACCAATACACTATTTAAAATTAATGCTAGAGATTGCATTATTAAAGAAGTGAATGAAACTGAAAAAAATAAGTTTTTAAATGACAATCATTTACAAGGTGAAGATAAGTCCACAGTTAAATTAGGATTGTATAATAAAAATGATCTGGTTAGTATTATGACATTTAGAAAAACTTCCCGTTTTGATAAAACAAGTGATTGGGAATTAGTTAGATTTTGTAATGCAATTAATACTACAGTTAATGGTGGTGCAAGTAAATTATTAAAACATTTTATCAAACATTATAATCCAAAAAATATAGTAAGTTATAGTGATAGAAGATATTTTACGGGTAAAATATATGAAACTTTAGGATTTAATTTTGTAAGTCATACACCACCCAATTATCATTATCTTATAAATAATTATAAAGATATCAGACACCGCATGAGTTTTCAAAAACATAAATTAGAAAAAATATTAAAAATATACAACCATGCATTAAGTGAATGGGAAAATATGAAAAATAATGGTTATGATAGAATTTGGGATTGCGGCCACGGCAAATATTTCCTTAAGATTCTTTCAAACTAGCCTTTTTATCAAATATTTGATTGATGCCATTTCTGAGTTTGTCTAGGTGACCTCTGGATCTTAATACTTTAAAAACAATATTCTCTGTACTAAATTCCCCAGACTTGTTTAACCCAACTTCTCTCATATCATACAAATCTTTCAAAACCTTCTTTAACTTAACCAAACTTTCAGATTCTAGTGCATTTTTAATTTTCAACACCATATCACTGTATTTTTGTTGGATTTGTTCTTTATCCAATTCAAAATTCTCCTTCTTTGGTTCTGTCACCCATTTGTTATTTAACAATGAATAAACTCCGGTGGATCTGTTTTTCTTAGAAATGTCTTGGATATACACTTCAACGTTAAATCCTTTAACGTGAATATCATGATCTTCATTCCATTTACCTTTAATGGCATTTACCATCTTTTCAACCATTTCTACATCTTCAGATACATCTTTGAAATCTATGACTATATGAATGTCAATATCACTAAAATCTGACCAGTTATAATTTGCGCTGCTGCCAACCATTATAATATCTTTAACTGGAGCGGTTAATTCTGTATCCTTGTAGAAGGACTGTCCTATAGACTTTAAAGATTCAGCTACATCTGGTTTTAGTTTTAAACCATCCCAAAGAGCTGGATTTAGAGTATTATTATAGATTCTTACTTTCATATATTAGAATAACTATAACCAAATGATTCTGGCAATTGATTTATTAACAATTGTAAATCAGATAATGTGTTTGAAGCACTTGTATGTATAATACCTTTACCACCAGCAGTTTCAAATGATTCTACATTTTTAGGCAAATCATCAATTAAGCAGCTATTTGGTTTAGCAAACTTACCTTTTCCTCTACCTGAACCGCTGAAGTTAACTTTTAAGCCAGACCAATGGTTACTTAACCACTGTAATTTACCTTTTTCTATATTTCTAATGATATCTTTAGCTTCTTCTCTTGGGTGGTTTTTAAGAATCCAGTTACCGCTGGTGCTTGTTAATACTTGTAGATCCAAATTGTTATCATTAACAATCTTAACTATACCAGCTTTAAGTTGATCAAAATCAGGCATTTTTTGCATACTTGACCAAAACACTTCACCTTTATCAGCAATTGCATCCCAAAATTTTGGAGTACCATATTGTGATTCAAACTCTTTAGGTGATGATCCTATCATTTGAGCAAATTGTAAATCAAAATTGCACATCACACCATCCATGTCACAAAATACAATAAATTGTTCAGATTGCTCCAGGAGGTTAGCATCCCAAACTTCAGGTAGAAGCGCTTTAAGTTTGATCATAATAAAATAAATATCAGGAGGTTAAAATAAGTTGACTTAAATGTATAAAAAGCATATATTAAAAGCGCAACATTTATATATAAAAAAGCATTAAGCATTTATTATAATAATAAAGCAACCGCAATATAAAAAGCGCAGCGCTCCTGATAATTGTAAAAGTTTATTTAGGATTTGGTATAAAAGTGCCATCTTTTAGATTTAATGAACCTTCACCATATTTGGTTGTGATGGAGTTTAACCACTCATCTTCATCTTTTTGAATCTTTTCATAGTTGGTTCTAAGGTTAGATTCAACTTGAGATAGTTCTTTAATTTTTGCGTCTAGTGTCATTTTGTCTAAATACAATTGACCAAATGACATAATGTTTTCTTGAAAACTAAGTTGAATTTTCTTTAATGAATCCAACTCTTGTTGTGTAAATTTAATAGGATCTGGCATATAAGATATATAGGGATTTATTTAGTTATTGAAATGTTATTTTTTATCTTTTCAAATACATCATGCGGTGATATAGTAGTAGTACATTCAAACATTCTTTTTGTATTCTTGTGATTTGGACACCAATTCCAATCATGTCTATCAAATGGTTTTTCATTTAAACAACCGTGACAAACTGATTCATTGTCAATTCTAATCATATTTGTTGTAAATTCACACCATTTTTTTGTTACGTTTGTTATCAACACAACTTTTTTTCCAACTGCGTGTGCTAACCAACTTAATCCGTTTGATGTACCTATATGAAATTCTGCATGATTCATATAATGAGTTGCTTCTAATAGGGATATTCCAGTTTTATCAATTGCAGATGATGGGATTGTATTAAAACAACCATTTGACCCAAAACTGTTGTGCATATCTACACAAACAGCAGTAAGTCCATATTTTTGTTTTATTAAATTTAATAAAATATTCCATCCTTTTTTTGCATTCCAATATCTTCCCTGATGTGTTGACTGAATTGAAATTGTGAAATATTTTTCTTTTAATGGTCTGTCTTTTATTACAGTTGCAATTTTTGCACAAGTTTCTTCAAATGGAAGACCCAACAAATCAGCCGCATATTTTTCAAGAGGTTGACTAAGATTTACATCCAATTGTTTAAATTCATCATAAGTGACAGGCAAATCAAAACTGAGGTTTGGATAAACTGTTTCAAATAAATCAATATAATTTGGATTTATTATAAAATGCACTGTATGACCAGTTAATTTTTGATATTTGTCAACCTGACCAATTGACGCTATAGTGTCACCCAATGATTTTGTGGTCAATTCTATTTTTATAATCATAACATTTTTACTTAATCAGAATGTCAATTTTATCTATAACCATTTGTGCTGTTATTGATTTAGAACACTCAAATTGTCTATCTGTATCTTTTAATTTTGGACACCAGAACCAATCACCTCTTTCAAATTTAAACTGTTCATTGTTCCAACATCCATAACAAACATTTTTATTAATGATTCTAAATGGTGTAAAAAATTCATTTTTTTCTAGGCTCATTCCGCTGATCAATACACATGGTTTATTTAATGCCCATGCTAACCATGATATTCCAGAAGACAACCCAATTACAAATTCACTGTTATATACCACGTTTAATACATGATTCATATCAGTGGAATTACATAACATAATATCTAGCCCTTTATCATCTAAAAGTGTATCATGTTCTTTTTGAACTGCTATTACTTTATATCCCTTTTTATTTAAATAAGATACAACGTCTCTCCATCCAAATTGCGTGTTCCATTCTTTACAAGCCGCTGTTGATTTTGTTGAAATTACGACGTACTTTTCTTTTATTACTCTCGTTTTATCTATTAATTCAAGTGGCGGCTTGATTTCTTTATATTCAATTCCTAATATATTTGCAGCAATTTCTTGGTTATTAAGTGATTTCCAACTAACCTTTTCTTTAGTTGTATCGTCAAAACATCCTATTGAATAACTTGCATACAAATTAAAAAGTTCAGTTCCGAGTGGAACAAATTTAATAGAGGGATATATTGATTTAAATATATCATTTTGATAAGTTGAACAAAACACATTGCATTCATGTTTTATCCTAAATTCTTCTACAAACGGCATCCATGAAATATTATCTCCCAATGAATTACTATCAAACCAAATGTATACATTTTTACCGCGTGCATCATAATCTATTTGTTCAATCAAATTTTTTGTTTGAAAATCAATAATTTTAATTCTATAATCAATGAAATAACAAAAAGCACTTCTAACCCACATGTTTGATTGGATGATATCATCATAAACAATTTTATCAGTTTTTTTGTCTATAAACTGAATGTAATATTTGTTGTTATTATCTTCCAAAATTTCACAACACGCACCTCCAACAAAATTAGTATTAATTTTCATAATATATTAAAAATTAAGGTAAAATCTCATTTTTATACAATATTATTATCAAATAGATAAGAAATTGTTCTCGTAACATCTTCAACAGATGAATGGCATTCAAAAGTTGGTTTGTTTTCAAGACAGCCAGTTAATAAAGGAATCAGATTTATATTATCTCTTTCTCTTACTGAATATTTTAAATTGGAAGTACAGAACAAATCACAATTACCTTTGACATAACAATATTTGTAGTTTTGATTTCCTTTTCTGTAAGGTGCTACAAATTTAGGGTTCTTTGCACTTCCTAATTGCATTATAAATGTATCTGTTGTTCCTGCAAGGTGGAGCAGTCCAGAATCAAATGTAATCAACATTCTAGCATTATTTAACAAATACCAAGTATCACTTAAATCTGCTTTATCAGTTAAATCAATGCCATATAAATTATTAAGTGGTTTTATAAATTTCTCAGTAATTACTCCTGGCTCTGTTTGAACCATATTTTTGCCAGTTATTACCGTATAAATGTTCTTTTCAGACAAATAATCTACTAATTTTTGCCAATTTTCTTGTGGCCATGTTCTGTTTGGCCAATTAGTTGCAGGATGAATTACAACATAATTTTTAGGTAAAGAAAATGAATTTGAAAAAGGATTTGGATAAAACTCACATGTCATTTCTTCTGGCAATAATTGTATTCCAAGATCATTTGCATGAACTTGTCTCAAATCAACCATATTAAACTTTCTTTGCATACCAAATTGATTGTGTAATCCTGGTAAAACATAACTTTCATGGTAATTGATCACAGATTTATCACCTTTGAAATCATTAACAAATTCTGGAAAAGTATAAAGTTTATCAATATAAGGATTATTAATCCACACTGCTTTAGAATCTGGTTGGGATACTACATTTATTTTTCTTTGATAAACTTGGTATAGTTTTCTAAGACTTGGTGTGGCACAAATTGTATCACCTATTGTACCTGAAATAACAGCGTAATATATATCTTTCATAACTTTTATTTAAATAGAGGCTATACGGAACAAAATAATACTTTTATTTGAATCATAAATTGTAAAAATCTTTTTACCTTCAACTTCTGACCCAAAACAATGTTCTACATTTTTCATCATGACTAAATCATTGAAAAAATATAAATCCCCGTTTTCATTTGTAATTTCTATATAAACTTTACATGAATCAAAATAACTCTGTGAAAAGAATATACCATTCAAATCTTCAGAGAATCTATGAAATTTTATATACCCTTGATTATTAAGTGAAATTGATCCGTATCTTTTATTTATTACATCAAATAAATCTTTTGATACTTTATTCCATGTATATTTAGATATAAAATGTTGACATTTTTGAAGATGAATTTTCTTATATGTAGAATAATTTTTATAAGAATCTAGAAGTACTTCACTCAACATTTCAAAATTTGGTTCATCAACATATCCGTCTGCAAAATATTTATCTTCTTCATGATATGCTGGAATTTTCTTTAATATATCTACTCCAAGTGGATATTCACTTGCAAATTCAAGTTGACCTGATCCCTTTGAATATATAGATGGTATACCACAAGCAAGTGCTTCAGCCAATGGAATGTTCCATCCCTCTCCTCTTGAACAACTTAAAAAAACATTACAATTTTTCAGTATACGTAAATAAACATCTCTATCA